GGGTAAAGCCGCTCAATTATGGGAATCTGCTGAAGGTATGGACTTCCTTAGAACTCTTCTTCCCATGGACGAGTTTGCTTCTTCAACTGTTGGTTTGTCAGTAGGTAGGAAGAAAGAATTGTTCAAAGAGATGATTAGGGGAACAGTTAATTCTTATTACAAGAACGGTACTTATGCTCCTCGTAATACCTTTAAAGATACCGCAATGATAAGCCCGTATACAGGTATACATTATGGTGGTAGAGACATGGGTGTGATGAGGTCTCAAGGTATAGCGGGTGCTGAGAACCTTTCGAGTTTAAATAGACTTGCACCTAGAGCATCTGCATCTAGAAATTATCACCCTGAAGATTACGAGTGGTTAATGGAAATGAACAATCTACATGGTGGTTCTGGTGAAACCGCTAATCTTTTAAGGTCGGGTCTTCGTAGTGCTAAGAAAAAGATTGTAAGGAACTCCGATAGTGGGGTCGCTACTTATTCGTATACGCTTGATGGTGTAACAAGTCACGGTAGGTATATGAAGGATACCTCTGAAATTTATAGCCGTAATATTCCTCACAAAATATACGATGATGTTGAGGCTGTTAGAAATCCAGCAGGTAATGGGATGGTTGCTGACCCTAAGATTTGGATGGAGATTGTTGCAGCGGATCATCGTATCCGTAAGGGTGGATTACCTGCGGGTGGCGGTTCTACTATGGACGATATCTTTAATATGAATACTAGTATGAGAGATAGTAACATTCTAACAAAATCATCAAGTGCACCTCAAGCTACTGTAAAAGAATTTCAACGTGTGGATATGTCTACTACTCTTGAGGACATAGTTAGAGGTAAAGCACCAGGACCATCGGGAGGTGTTACATTGGGAGATGTAATGACCCACCAATATGCCGCGATGAATAATAGATACAGTGCCGATTTATTTAAGGAAACCATTCTTCCACATATTTCTAGTCGTAGAATTCCTGAACATGGTGTAATGAGGGGCCTACAAATTAGAACTCATGAGACGGTTAATGCTTTTGCTAACGGAAGAATAGGAAAAACAATTGAGGGTTGGGGTTCTCACGGTAAAGAGTTTATTAGTAATCTTAGGAACATGTCTACTTACGAGAGTCTTAGTGGTTCAATGGCTAAGGGTCTTTATGTGGGTTTCCTTGGTGCAAATATGATGAGTGTTATGCTCAACATGATGCAACCTTTATTGCATGCTGCCATGTGGGGTGGTCTTAATAATGTACTCCCCGCTTACAAATCAGCATTCAAAGAAATAATGTCGTATGCAAAAGAAAGATATCCATTAGGCTTGAGAATTTCTGATGCTAAACGTGCTGAGTTAATGAAGAAACACTTCAAACACGTTGATGATTTTGGTGATCTTCTCGGGGTACAACCAAATGTATTTGCAAACATTGACGGTGCTACCTATGCAGGTGTTCAATCTTTAGAGAAGGAGGGGATGGGTCACTTCTTATCTATGACCCTTCCCATGAAGCTCTTCGAGAAAGCTGAACTTATGAACCGTCTCGTGTCTGCTCATACTGTAGATAGAATTTATAGAAAAGCAGGTGTTAATATAATGAAGCGTCCTCGTGGTGTGTGGGACAAAGACGAGATGAACTTCTTTAATTGGTTAACAGACACCCGTAGATTTGTACAGGAAGCACAGTTTGGTGGCACACCTATGAACATGCCTTCTGCATTCTTAGGTAAGGGTCCCGTCGGTGGTCTTGTAGGTAATGCTTTAGGTCGTCAGTTTCTAAGTTTCTTGGCTAGATCTTTTACTTCTTATGCTAGGACAGGTAAACAAATTTCTCCTGATAGATACTTCAAAGAGGGAGTACCCTTTTTAGGAGGAAAAAGAATTTGGGGTGGTCACTACACAGCAGACCTCTTGAGGGTAATGGGCACAGGATCACTTGCATACGAAGTATTTAAAGAGATGGGACACAAGGATGTTTCTAGGGGAGTGGGGGTTAATCCTATCTTTGAGGTAATGGGGGGTGGATGGGTACCACCTGTAGTGGCGATTCCTTTAGATATGGTAAAGGTTGGCATGGGAGATATGGAATTTGCTAAGTCTTCTATTCCTGGTCTTGTACCGGGGGGGATAGCATTTACAAGGGCAATGGGTATGCTACCTCAATTAGGAGATTCGCCTTTCTTACCAGACCTTGCTAGTAAGATGCAAAAGACTCATGTTGATTGGAGCACTACTACTCCTGACGGTCATCATCCTGTGTTTACGGGAGACGGTAGACTAGTCAATTACGAGAAACCTTTTGCTATTGTCATGAGGGGTTTAGGTATTGATTTAGAGAACCACCCTAAAGCGGGAGAGGTAGATGGTTACTTAGCAAAGCAAAGAGAGATAATTATACAGATGGAAAGTGATTATATGAATGCTTTGATTGCTAATAATATATCTAAAGCACGAAGCATAGAGACAGACTTCAAGAAGAAGTTTAATGTTCCACTGAAAATTTCTAAGTCCCAATGGCGTAGCAGGATGCGTAACCTTGAGACTGCACGGTTAGAACGTATAGCCAATACTATTCCTTCCGAATACAAACATCTATATCAAAGCACTCTTGCTGAAGAACACAAACGACTAGGTATAGAAACCGAAGAGCAAGTATTGGCGGGTCAAACTTCTGGTCAACGAACTAAAGCAGGAGCCTCTAGGGTTTCACCTGTTAAATTAGATCCTGCTACTATCGAAGAGATTAAGAAACACTTGAAAAAACAGGAACAGCAGGAACTACCAATAGAGGAGCAGGGTTTTAATCCGTTTCAAACATGGAACAAATAAAAGCAACTTTCGCAGCGATATCATGTATACACACACCATTTGAAAATCTTGAGGCTAAGGAGTGGATGCTTGCATCCCTCTCGGACTCTTCCCCCACTCATTTTATAATGCTTGGTGACCTCTTCGACGCGAGTTCGGTTTCGGTTCACCCTCACGAGTTTGAGCATGCTCTTGAGTTGGTTTGGGTTCACGGTAATCATGACGATAATATTTTAGCCAAAGATCCGAGGCGTTCTCCTCGGGGTTTGCGTTCCTTGTTGTCGTGGAATAAGCATTATGAATTTGGTGAACTTTTTACGAAGTGGAAGCAGATACCCTATACAAAATCTAAAAAGGGTATGTATAAATTAGGGCAGGTTCACTTTTATCATGGCTTTGATTCGGGAATTAATAGCGATGAATTAGAAACCATACAAATGGCACAGATGGCGGGCGGTCACGCCCATAGATTATTTATAAGGGGTCATACCCATAGACCTACAGTGGGGGTTGAACAATGCAAGAGAACCCTTAAAATAAAGCTGCCGTGGTACTACGCTAATGCGGGTACGATGGGACCCCTCAATCCTGACTATATGAATCGTAAGGATTCATCGGGATGGGGTGCTGCGATTGTTAGAGGTGAGGCTTCCTTGTCGGAACCTCGTAGACCCTCTACTTCAGATTGGGATGCTCACGTAGAATTGTTCGATGGCTAAAATAACTCCTCATGAAAAAATAGTAGAAAAGATCCTTGAAGATCTTTATAAATATTCTAGTGGGTGGTTTCCTGAACAATGGTCTACTATGGCAAGAGAAGCCTCTTCAAACAGGTCTAGATTATTACAGAAAGGTTTTCCTTTACCTTCTCCTGCAACTCAAAGGGATGTTGGATTATTTAAAGGATCTGATTTTGCACTTGGGGCAAGAGGTAGGGGCGGTGGCATAGAGATTCCTGCTCAAATGGGAACTTGGAATCAATTAGTAGATCCTAAAACAGGACTTCCCTATCAAAGAAGAATGCCTGGAGTAGGGCGTATTAATTATAAAGTTGCTGAAGCATTTAAAATTAAAAATCCTTCCCGCCCGTTTACTTCTCTTAGAGGTAAAACATTTAGAGAAGCAGCCAAATCTACATTAGGAAGGGAGTATTTAGAACAACTTAGAAATAGAGATATTCTACGGATGAAAGGAAGAAAGGTAAATCCTGCATTAGGAAATATAATAGATCCTATTTGGAAGGGTAAGAAGCGTAATTTAGGAATGATGAGATTGGCTGCTGATTGGGCTTTAAGAGAGCATGAACGAGAAAAATATATAATGTCTGTAGCTAAGTCCATCTCGAATCCTAATGTAGATCGTGCTGGTATGTTACCCGGTACTAAAGGGTATCATTACACTGGTAATTTAAAAGGCGTAATGAAGGAAGGATTAAAAATGGGAGGGCCTGGGCATCAAGATATGAATTTAATACAGGTGGCTAGGTTTATGAAGGATGAACCTAATTCTGCAAGAGGTGCTTTTTTTAATATAGGTCGTCCTGATGCATCTAGATTACCTGGTTATAAAAAGGCTCCTTTTTTAGTTGAAGCAGATCTTCCTACATTAATTAAGAAAGGATATATAACATCTCCTGAAATAGCTAGAACTCTTATCCCTGAAAGAGCTATACTCGGTGAAATTCAAGCTGGAAAAGCTATACCTCCTAAATATTTAAAGGGGTATGGTATAAAACAAGCAGAACATCTTGATGATTTACTTACTAATTTAAGCAGTGGACCGGGAGGTAAAAATAGATATGCAGATTTTTATAGGGAAATAGTAAAAAAATCTCCTGAAGCTAAACAATTTAGAGTGGGTTCTGTGAGGAAGTTAACTTTCCCCTTGCTCCTCTTATCCTTAATGCTTCCGCTACTTGGAGCTCAAAAATAAAATGTTGTTTTGGCCTAGATATATTGTGATTTGTAGACCAGCACCTGTGGCTATTGCACTTTTGTCCATATTTGGATAGATGCTGCACCCTCCACAATAGCCCCAGAGTATCTACAATTTCTAGTTTGTCCGGCAGGTAATTGAACTTCTATTAGAGAGACCCAATCTTGCTTACTGAGGGTTCGTATACGAACGTTTCCAAAGACATCTACCCTCGGAGGTATGTCTCCCTTAGAAGCCTCGTACAGGGTAATCTCGGCCTTCCTAGAGATGCCTTCCTTTTTAGCCCATACAACCACTAACCAATCCCCCACTCCAAAGAGTCTCGCATGACTCTGTTGAGAAGTGGGGGTGGCTAATGTGCGGGTCGGCACAGAGACGATTAGTTTCCATCTCGCCTTTGGATCTGTAGGAGAATCAACCTTCCCACTAGTAATAAGGGGGAATACAGGGACCTCTGTGTATTTCATTGGAAGAATCTTACCAAGAACAAGGCTAGAATGATTCCTAAGAGAGCAATTCTCATAGGCATTCTATCTCGCTCAGGGTTGTTCATGTACTTAAAGTATACAGTAATAACTACTTATATTCTTCTACCGTGTAGACTTTTTCTTTATCTAATCGGAGGTTGTTGAAATCGTCGGCATCTTTTTGGGCTTCACGTTTCATATAGTAGGTAGCATCTTGATCTGCTGATTGTACCCACCACTTACCTCGAACTCTAATCCCCCACTTTTTAAGTGTCTTTGTCATTTGATTCTCCTTTGCGTTTTACTTCTGATGCACAGTCTTCTATTATCTCCCAGACATGATCAAACTCCACACTATTAAATTCCCCCACGATATTATCCCATTCTTTGTCGGTGAATTTACGGGGTGAATTTCTTCCTGAATTTTCTTCGACATCTGTTTTAGTGTATACCAAATGCAGTACTTCATGTTCTGATTCATTTATATGTTTTAGTACCCAATAGTTAGGGTTTCTTTTAGATATCTTCCATAGATCATAAAGGGGATCTATGTCCCTATGAAATTTACTTTGTCTCATCGAAGGGGCTCCCGTGAATTTCAATATGCTTTCTTGTTTCTTCGTTCTTTATTCCGTGCTGGATTAAACTCTCCATGACTTGCATATGGATATACTCGTCAAGGTCATACTCTTTATAGTCCCAAAGTTCTTCGCCTTCATACTCACCTCGTGGGAGTTTATCAGCCCAATCAAGCATGGGTAGTTGTTCTGCTGGGAATACAATAACGGTGGCGTGGTGTAGATCTCCCCACGTTTCACCGTCACATACAGTTACGATTTTATGTTTCATTTTATTTTCTTCCTTCCCCTGGGGTTTTTCGTACCTACCTTTAGTTCGTTGTATTTCTAGACACTCTGAACACGAACCGTCTCCTAATGTATCGCTGCATTCTGTACAGATTTCTAATTCTTTACAACACTTACTACAGTAAACATAATCGTCAAACCTAGTTAATCCTGTACTAAGATCACACATTTCCGTACATTTATCACATGGTCTATGCATTGTTGTTCTCCTTATGTTAAGTGAATAGATCTTCTATAGCTTTTTCCCCCACCTTTGTTATTTTACGAGAGCCTATACCTGCGAAACTTGCGGATAAAGAAGGTGCTGAGGATGGAACATAAGCATTACCTACCCACTTCATCCATTGGTTTGTTTTTAAATCAAAGACGAATACTGGTTTACCCATATCAATTCCCATTTGAGTAGCCCATGCAGTACCTCCTTGTACCTGACCATATTTAATAGGTGCTGCTGCAATCACTTGATCTGAATCTTTAACTTGATATAGGTTTCTTCTTAGAAGATTATTTACATATTCATTACTAGCCGGGAATCTTCTTTTAAGAGTTTGATTGGCCTTGTGAAGGTAGACATCTGCTTCTTTTAATTCTGCAAGAGAATGTTCTACTCTTGCACTGTTTCCTCTTGCATGTCCTGCAAAAGAGTGGGCTTGTACCTCATGTCCTTTTTTTAACGCAGCATTTTGGAACACAGTATCTGCTCCATCTGCACCCCCAGAATGTATTACTGATTTACCTCCAAATTTATATTTAACCATTGTTATTTTTTGTCCTGGTTTAAAAATCCTATTGAATTGTTCTGGTCCATGACCTTCAAGTTGAGACCATCTATTTAGAAACGCCTGTGATTCTTTACCTGTAACAGTATGTATTACAGGTTCGTGTGTAATTTTTATTAGTTGGGTTTGACCCTCCTTACCTGTAATAGGAAATACATCTCCTACTTTAAGATCCTCCCATCCTTGTCCAAGTTTGCGTGTTGTCATGGTTCGTTCACCTGCTGTAATAGCATTAAAGGTAGTTCTTGATTTGATAGTTTTTGCTCCCATAATAGGGAAGCTCATAGGCCCCACAAACGATGTAGTAACTTTAGGCATAGTGCCTCCTTGTGCTTTTTTCATTCCTTCAATTAGACGTAAACGTGCTGCGGTTTCCGGGAATCCTTTGCCTACCATCTCGGCTGTGGGTACTATTTGTTTTCCCATTTGCATTAGCCCCGCATCGTCCATCATTCCTAACATTACATCGGATTTTATACCTGCATTACCCATTCCAATAGGAGGTAACAACGCAATCTTGTCAGGGTTTGATTGCATAGTATTTCTATATTTTAAGAGCCATTGTCTAATTTCTTCTGCTGGTAAAGTAGTTATGGGAGGTCCTGTTCTTGTGGGTACCGCTATGGTTCTACCGTGGATACCCTCAAATTTACCTAAGGGTAATCCAAAAGATTCCCTCGCAAATAAAGCCCCTCCTTTACCGTGTATTCCCTTTAAGTTTGTCCCTGCCGTGTAGAGTAATTTAGGTTCAAATGTCATAGCGGCATGGACACGGGCTCTCTGTGCCGCGATAGATGTATCTAATCCTTTAAGAGATTCGATCATTGCTTTAGTGGCTCTATATCTTGACATGATTCCTCCATTCTACACGAATTGTTTAATACTACTATCTCAAAAACCCCCACTAATATCTCTACTAGTGAGGGCTATATGTGCCGGAGATGCCAAGATTATCTCCGTGAACCCGTCTAGCCGTGGTTACACATAAATTATGGGGTGGGGTAGCTGTTTATAGTTATTTAACTGCATGCTCCAGCTGCCCACCCCTATTATATTATACCTGCGATGAACAAGAAGTGAATTGTTATTAGGCATTGACCCTCCCGGTAATTAAACCTGGATTACCAATCACCCTTGTATCCAGCGGGGTGTCATTCATCAGAGCGTTCATTTTGCAGTCCCTAGGTACGGGACACAGGTATTAGATTGGTGCGGAGAGCCTTCCCCTCATTGGAGATTCAACCTCGCTAGGCTCTTGATCCGCTATTAAAGCGTGGATTGGTGGGGAGTAGCAACGTGCCTATGCTGGCTGTTTTATTAGGCTTCACTAGTTCCAGCTCAAATTACTACTCCCCTTAGATTGTGGCACCCCTTTGTGGGTTAATAAGATTCTCAGTTAGGAAGCAACGCCTAACCTACCGTCTTAATAGGTGCCGTATAAGGTATCTATTAAATGCCCCTCAATTAGTAGATACCCTCTGCAATAGGTGACGATAACTAGTCGAGTCACACCTATTGAATGAACTAAGAGCAACAAAGGAGTGATGGAGTAGGCTGCACAATGTCTATATTAGTTCAGCCCAGCCTAAAGGCACATGACCTTACAGAAGGTACCTACTAAATGGGGCTCCCGTCATCGGGAAGAATCGGGGAGCCCTAAGAGTGGGGGTTCTATTTATTAACCACCAAGTAGTGTTTGGAGGTACTCACTTTTGTAAGTGGTTGTGCCTCGTTCAGTATAGTTACATCGAATCATACATGCAATAGTAGAGTCACCATTTAGTTTGGTTTCTACTTCTTCAAATGCTGAACCTAGGTCTGTTGGCTCATAACCAAGTATGGTTTTGAGGTGTCCTTTTAATCTACCTAGTTCGATTTTGGCACGGATTTGAGAACCTTCGTGTGTTAGTACCGAAGCATCGTTAGGAATTGTCATTGGTGCACCATTCCAGATCAATGGTTCTGTGCGGTCTGGGTCTTCACAGAGTTGATAATGGAATTGTACGGTTACCGCTGGAAATTCTTGCTTGTCGTCTGTTTGTCGGAAGGTTCCATTTTGTACGTTGACTCCGAGAACGTAACAAGCATGTTCACCTTTAGGTGGCCATTCTCCTAATGATCCCATTCCTTGATCTGCGCTTGCGGCTTCGAAATCGTTTTGAATTTGTGCGAAGACTGCCTTCGTTTCGTTACTGATACTCATAGATGCTAATCCTTCTTTTGAGCGGTTAAGTATTGTTCTTCGAATGAAGTCCACGCAGACTCCTGTGGAAGTTCAATACGGTCGGGTAATTGTACACGACATTTAGTGATTCCCGCAAGGGCCTCATCGTTAATTGTCATATAATATTTTTGTGTTTTTACGGTTTCGGTTTTCTTTGGTCCGGGTTTTCCTCCGATGCCTTTCATTTGTATTTGTTTTGATTCGGATACCCAATCGGATTCAAATGCTGCAACGAGTTCGAACATCGGGAACAGTCTTTTATAGAACGAATCGGTTATTGTGAGTTCGGGTCTGATAGTATATCGGTCATCACCTAGTGGAATCTTTGCATTTACGAGATGGCATACATAGAAGAATCCATAGCCGTGTCTGCGGAGGTCTAATGAAAATCGGAGTAGTCCATCATAGACATCATCCCATGCTCTTCGACCATCGAGATCTTTCCAGTTCTCTCGTCCTGCTTTCTTGGTAACATAGTCTTTCATGAGTTGAATTGAAGGTCCAAGACTATCAAGTACAATAGTTTGTGGTCTCTGTGTATTAGAACCTACCATTTTAATTAGTTGTTCTTTCTTTTTGAGAACCTCATCCCATGTAAGAACCATTGAAGCACCACCCACATCCATTGGTTCACCAAATGCTGTAACTCCGGGCCATATACAGGCTTGTGGGTTAGGGTTTGTTGTAGATGTTCCATCGGTGTTAATGATGAATGCATCGGGGTTTGATTGTAAGAAAGATGATTTACCTGTCCCCGGCATTCCTACTAGTAATCCTAGTAGTTGTCCCGGTGGATGCACCATCTTTTGTCCTGAAAAACCTAAACCACTAAACTTTTGGGCTCCTGTTTTTCCTACCGCTATATCCTGTGTTTGAGTCATGTGTTTCTCCTATGTTTCGTTGTCAAATAATACCTCGTCTAGATCTTCATCTGTAGGCGTAAAGACCTTAGTATGAGTGGGGGTTATTTCTTGGTGTTTAGTTTTATTAAAATCAGGGGGTAAATCCCATCTAATTACTTGTTCTTGATGTAGTCCCATCTCTGAGCACCACTCTTTAAATTCTCTTAAAGAAACAGAACATTCAAATTTATCTCTAAATTCTTGCCATAAATTGTTGATTGAGATATCCCCTTTATTCGCAGTTAATATTGTATATACTTTAGGATATATAACCTGTATTAAGATTTCGTCTCTAAATTTTAATAATGGATTACTTGCCATTTTTATCTCCTAGCGAAGGGGGTTGCCCGTGCGCAAGCAAACGGGCAACACACGGAGCATCTATTATAAATTCTACATCCTCATCCCTATCTATTTGTATGAATGATTCAGCTTTAATTATATCAGGCCACTCCTTTGGTGGTGTGAGATAGAAGGGTGTAAATGGTGACATTCTACCGAACTGTCGTAGATGATTGGCACTTCTAGGAAAGTTTTTTGGTATCGCTTTACACTGAACATACTTACGTATAAGTGCTATCCTCGCATAGTACTCATCAAGGTAATCTTCATCTTCTAGTAAATTTCCATAGGTGAGACTGTAATTTACAGGGGGGCTCATGTTCCATCTCTCTGCGAGGTGTTCATACTCACCCTGTCCTCGATACCAATCCTCACATCTGCGGAGGTAGTTTTCAAAGCGAGGTTCACCACTATAATTCTTACGTATTTCTACTTGACCTTTACGGGGTCCTCTTTGTAGTGTGTGTTCTATTTCTTCACAGTCTCGATCTTTCATACCAAATTCAATGGTTGGTTTTTGAACCGCAATGTGTACCATACCCCCCACTCTTACATCTTCCGGTAGATTGAAGATGGATTGGAGGAGGTTGGATTCAATCGCCAATTTCAAGACCATCATGTAGTGCTGCGTTTGAAATTCTAGAGGGCATGTTATGAGTCGTTCTTCTGCTGACCCTGAGGTTGTCTTTGCGTCTATGATGTAGAGACTATTTTGTTCTTTGTGGTATAAAAGGGTATCAAGCATAGCGGTAAGCATTACTTTATCTGCCCTGTGTATTTTGGATGTGTGTAATCGAATACCTACTTCTGAACCTAGATGCATAAAGTGTTCTTGTTTTAAGAATTCATTTACGGTGGGTAATTTTTGTTGGGGAAGTTGAAGGTTCATTGCGACTTCGTACCATGCCATTGCACATGCGAAGTCTTTCTTTTCCCTATCCAATACTTTATCCTTAGATTCACCTTTAATCCCAATTGATTTGCAGATTTCCTCAAGCTCTTCTAATCGGTCAGTTAACATTCTATCGGTATAGGATGCTACGACTTCAGGCGTGTCTCGGTAGAGTTCTAGTCTCTTATGAAACCACGAACCTCTTGAGAGTGCCTTAGACCAACGTAGGGCTGGCGAGAGTCCAAGCCTACGGGACAAATAGTATTGAAAGGGACAATGTAATACCCCTTCATAGTCTGAAGAACGAATGGAAGGAGTCGTATCTACGTACCCGTGATACTCCATCCATCTTTGGGCTTCTCGTCCGCGTCCCGTAGGGATCGGCACGCTTTCTATTTCTGGGGGCATAACATTTCTCCTGTGTTAGCGGTTTAGCCTTTGCCAATCCAATTCATTATACGATCTCTGAGCCACATACCACATACGAAGGAGGCTCCACATGCGACAACTGTTACCCAAAGACTTTCTGCTGATGCTAACATAATTTTATTCCTTATACGCTTGCGATAAGATTCCAAAGTTCACGAACAGCACCTGCTACCCAGTTTACACCTTCCCACGCGAATGGAAGAAGTGCTAATGTGATTAGCAGACTACGATTAATACCAACTTTTCCAAGTGTGGTATCTACAATATCATTACAACATTCTTTACTCATGGTTTTAATTCCTTCTTGAGTTTAACTATACGGGCTTGACCAAGACATTTGATTGCCCACAACGCTGAGATTACTCCTGACGCTACAATGATCGGGAGTGCAATGAGATGAAAATACTCTTGTAGCAACGTGTTCATAAAGATGAGTCCTATCCCACCAAGGATAGGAAACCAACCCTTACGTCCTGTTGATGCAACGAGTAAAACGATTCCCCCGAGAATTGAAATCCCCCCAATACCGCTAAGTATTGAGAGGTTCTCTGGAATTGCGGAAGTTACAGTGTCACTAACTGTAGACGATATTCCACCCGTCTTAGGTTTAGCACCAAAAATTAGATCTACTGCTCCACATCCAGAGAGGAGAGAAAGAGAAAAGATTGTTAAGAGTTTTTTCATGAAAAGAACTTGAATAGGGTGGCTACTATAGCAGAGAATACTATTGAAACTATACCGGATGCCATGTAGATTTTTGTTTTATGTTCAACAATATGCTGGTCAATCTTACCAAGACGCTTCTCTATACGAAGAAGTCGTTGGCTATTCTGTTCCAACTCATTTAGGACAAGCCTCTTGTACTCATCCCACCCATTCTCCGGCATCAATTATCCTTTTCCGGATTTTTTGTAGGTTCTACTTTTTCTGCCCCGTCCTCTTTTACCGGGAACTGATTTTGTTCTAGATGCTGCCGCTACTTTTTTCTTCTTAGCCATTATGATTTACCTTTCTTTTTAGACTTACGTTTTCTTCGTGGAAGTTTAGGTAGTCCTGTTCGGCTACCCGACGATTTTTTCTTCTTCTCTTTTGTATATGCCATTAGCCTACGAACCTTCCTAGTACAAGACCATTTGCAATTGTGTCTGTTGTTTTT